CGTCGGGCTTCCTCAAAACGGGGAAGTTCACGTTCAAAAACATCACGCCCGTGTTGGGCGAGCTCATGAACAGCTTCTTCCAAAGTTGTCGCTGTGAGTTCATACACATCAACGCGACTACGCACCCACATCGGCATCTCCCGAATAGTATCAAGAGACAGCGGAGCGCGGTAGCGTGCTTGAGTTTCATCCCAGCGGAACTCACGCTTAAGAAAAGCGATCTCTGACATCTTCCTGAAAGGAAGACAAGTTCCGGTCTTTGCCTCATCAGTGTAAGTCATGCCAATGGTTTCATACGCTTTCGCGATCGTGTCCTGATTAAACCAGGAAATTATTGAATCTGAAATATTCCAGACATCATCGTCACCATAATTGACATGCCGAACATACTTATTATAAGCCTGCATGTTGGCTAGTTCAGCTTCATTCTCCCACGCGAGAGCAATAAATACATATCGCGCAGAGAGAGAGTGGTAGACACTATTCAATATAGCTGTCAAGGGGCATCCAGAAGGGTTTGAGTGGGTCCACATATAAACGTGGTTGCCAGAAACGTGGATAGAATTCACAATCTCAGACCACAAGGCACGTCTAACTAATTTATCTTCTGCCGAAGCAGCCTCATAGAAGTTATCGATTACCTCAAGAACAGCCCAAAGGAATTGAGCGTTCAACGTGCCGTCATAGTTAGAGAAGTCTCCGGCAATCACTTTATCACCAAGTTGTTGAATGCGCTCGGCAATCAGTGACCAATCTCTTGAATAGACGTTAGTGCCAATGCAAGATTCGAGCTCAATACGGTTGATCATCATGTGAGCCGCAAAACCTAGGAAATATTGGCGGAAGATTAGATTAAAAACCATATCTCCTACCGAGAATAGACGGGTTTTCCCAGCGTCTACTTTCGCCATAGGCCGCCTCTCGTCCTTTAGCACATCTTGCCAAAAAACAGAGGGTCGAATACCTGCTTTACAGTCGTTAAGCATCTTAGTGTGTTTAGTGAGGATCTCCTTGTTATCGAAGATATATTCATCCTCTCCGAGCCATTTCGTTTTCCCTTTGCCTTTCTTGTCCCATCCGAATCCAGGGGAAGTGGAGCGGTTGATAGGGGCAAGAAATTCTTCTCCTTCAACACCAGCAATAGATTCTTCGAGAGTTAAAACTCGATCATACTTGCTAGTGCTGGCATCTCCTTTGCAACTCAGTACATCTTGCGAATAACCGTGAACACAATCAGCTAACACGTCCGTATCAACTGGCGGAGGTACTCCTGCGGCTTTTATTTGTGCAAGAGCTTTTGGATCAATTCTCTCACCCTCGTCATTGACAAAAGGTTTGAGATGTGCAGGCTTGGTCAAAGGTTCAGCAATCACGTTCCAAACGGGTGAGGGGAAAATTCGTGATTTCGTCACTTCGTGAGCACCCTGGACCTGCCCATGCTGGACAAAATTACCAGGGATTGGAAGCGACAAAACCATCTTTCCATCTTCATTGACAGCTGTCAAATCAGATTTGATTTCCGGGTCGGGGCTCATAAGAGCATCAGCTCGAACTTTCGGAATGGCCTTCAACAAAAATTCTAAGAACTCCTGCGAAACGGGTTGACCAACTCCGGCAAATTCGGGATTAGCTGTGCCAGCTGCGTGGATACCAATTATCTTTCGATTAAAGGCAGAGTCATACGCAATGATAACAGCTCCACAATCTCCTACGGTCGTTTGGATTCCATATTTGAAATATCTCCGGATCTTTCCGACTTGAGCTCCAGTACTACCAATCAAGGTAAACTCAGCGTCAAAAGCCGTACAATTCTGAGCTGCCTGGGAATAAGGATGCACCGTTTCAGTAGTGCGATATCCAGTGAGGCAGATCTGACCCAGACTTGAAAATCTGGAGAAATCATCTGAGGTCATGAACTTCTTCACGATATTGGGATGCTGATGAAGATTATCTGGAAAGACAAACATTACGACGTCCTTCTTACCATGAATTTGGTGATCATCAGGGGCAAATAGGCAGGGAAGCTTCTTCAAATTAAAAAGATACCCGTTGGGAATGGAAAGATTTCGAATTCTCCACTCCTCTGCCATATTGGTCAGTACATGTCGATTACAGATAGCAATCCTCCCTTGAATAAAGAGGATATTCATCGCTCGCTGCCATTCTCCACGAGAGTCCTTAAACTCGAGACAATAGAGATTGCGGAAAACGATGGCTGCGTTCTCACTTGCGTTCTGGTCACAGATCATTTGTAGAGGTCCACGTTCAGGTTTAGCTGCCTCTTCCTCAAATCCTTCAATGCGCACACCATTCACTAGGTGCACAGGACGAGTAAAAGGTTTCACATGATATTCTTCTCCGGATTTAATTCCGAAGATCATGCTATCGAGCCAGCCTGCTTTAATGGGACTCTTGCATTCTTCTCCAATAACGAGGTCAGAGCGGCATTCCGTCTTTCCTCCTTTATCAGTTTTGATCACAGGTCGTCCAAATTTCGGTGGTTCATATGTCTCAACCTTAGCGACTGATCGCCCAGCAGTTGCTTTCTCATAAGCTCCTTCCACTAAGGTTTTCGGTCGCCCCTGGGGTGCCTTTTCGTACCCTTCGGCTGCAGCTCTGTCACAAGCCACAAGGATAAGATCAGCTAGATCGGTGGGGACTTTACGGTCCACCTTATAACCTTCCTTGTCAAAGAAAGTCATATCTACCTTCCCAGGTTTCGGTTGAGTCTCCTTAGTTGGTTTCCAAATCCACTCATGAAGAGGTTTCAGGAATTGTCCAAGGGGAGCCATCCAACCAAACGGTTCGCTCCAAGTCTGGCGCAAAACAACGCAAAACAATATCACGAATGCGTATCGCCAATTCAAGAAGGGCCGCACTTCGTAAATGCAATCGCTCGCCCACTTGGCAATATACCAAGGAGCCTTCACCACTTTCCAGATCATTTTCCCAATTTTGGAATTAGACGCCTTATCTAAGACGCGCTTTACTCCGAGAGTTGCGTTCATGAGTTTTCTAAGAAGTGTTTCTTCATGCTCATCAGGTGGATTATGTTCAGCTAGGACGCAAGTGGCTACTCGGTTCGCAGCCAAACCAGTCTGTTCGTAAAAGATAGTATCGAATACCCATTTCTGGTGATGGCGAGCTGCGAGCTGAGCGCGAGCGGTAGCGTGTTGCCAACCGCGAACCGCATCTTCTGCAAGTTCACCATGAACATGAAGACACTTGGTTTCCGGTCCAATAGGGTAGTTAGGGGGAGCTCCAAGACGTCTAGGGGCAGCTGCTGATTCAAATCCGGGACAATCTCTAACGTTGATGTGGACCCATCCACCGATGTTGAAAGCACCAGGGTTAGCATGGTACACTAATCCAGCATCAAAGACAGGAACTTCTTCTTGCTCTTGCATCATCTGAGCATTTCCTGCTTCTCCGTGGTAGCGGGGTTTCATCTTTTCCCAGTAGGTGTTCTTAGCACCTTGCACAAGTTCATGTCGTACAAGGTTAGCCTTGTTCTCAGCTACAATACGATCAGCCCACTCCCTATAGGAAAGAGGGTGACCAATTTGTCGCTCCGTACTGGCATCAGAGTCCATCTGTTGGAACTCGACAAACTCTGTGATCTTGGTAGGATCTTCAAGAAGAGCAAGTCTCACT